GCCAATACAAGCAGTCTGTCGGTACAGGTCCTTCAAAGGACCAGCAGCGTTTCGTGCCTTTTTCATGGGTTAAAACCTCATAGGAAAAGGTTAGTTCTGGCCTGAGTAGTATCGAGACACCCAGAATCAAACTAACGACTTTGGGTGTAACCATCGGGTACTCCTACTCTTACGAGTAGGTGCCCTTCAGGTTTTCGATACGATCAACGACCGTAGCGTCGGCAAGGATAGCCGCCGCGACCTTTCGCAAGGTCTTACGGTCAACCAGGACATTGCTGCTCGGCATGATGAGCTCGATGTTAATTCGACCAACATCACGCACAGCGGTCCGGACGACACCGTTAATGGTTTCGTCCACAGTGCAAGGAATACTCACACTGATCTTGGCCCTGTTCAGCTTTTCAGACTGCCCAGGAAGGGGACCACGCATCGTGAAAGAGGCCTGCCAGGATTTAAGGGCAGAGCCACCTTCATCGGTCGCGTAGTACGCAGTGTCACCGTCCACCTTCAAAGGAATGAAGGTATGGGTGACGGGGGTTGCAGCTGCATCTTGTACAGCCATCGTGGAAAATGTACCCACGTGTACTCTCCTTTCGGTTTATCGGAAGGCTTGCTGTAATAGTGCAATAGCACTCATTAGTCGCTTGCCGTTTAGCGGGTCTCCGGATATTCTCGGAAGACTCGCGGTAGGTTCCTCGAGCGGGCCATAGACTTGGCGGTTGAATGCCATAGATCTACCCTTCCCTCCACTCACATAAGCGTAAGTAGAGTTCTTGGTTACGATTCCGTACTGTGCATTAGGACCAACATGGATCCTTTTAACAGTAGGGTTATGGGTCTGCTCGATTTTCGTCGAAGTTGATCCTCCTAGAAACTCCCATCCTATGGTAGCGTCTAGGTCCGATAGGTAACGACCCACCGGAACGAACCAATCTGCAACAAAGCTGAACGGCACGAGCTCCCATGCTACCTCAAGCGGGTTTGTTACGCCCACCTGAGACATGGTTGCAAGGAGAGGATTCCTAAGGACATAGTCCAGTCGGGTCATCGCCTTGTAGGACGTGGTGGTCTGTTTATTGACTTCAACATAACAGCCACCATAAGCCGAAGTAAGGAGACGATCACTTGTCTCTTTTCGGCTGTGACTAGCTTTAACAGTTGCACGGTAACGGTCCCTATTCTCATCGGATTTCTCGAGGGCTTCACAGCTCCCGTAGACGTCCGACAAAAGTGGGAGCCAACCGTACTGTAAAGCTAGCCACACGTTGGAGGGTTCTGAGGGCAAGCCCTTTCGATTCCTCTTCCGTAGTCCTAATTCACGCATTGCGCGCTCATAGTCACGCCGTCTCAGAGCTCTTACTGTCTTTGTCAAGGTCGTAACAACGTCCGCG